CATATTATTAATAATATATAAATATAAGATATGACTCCAAATGTACGTGAAGGATTGCAATATGGTGCAGCTATAGGAATGCTAGTGAGTGGTGTTGTACTCACCTTCCTATCATTCTTTCTCAACAATTATGTGGTGTCTGATGGTGTGCTGTGGTATGTCAGTCAGACATTGGTTTACTCTGGAGCAATATTCGGGGTAAACGTTTATTTCAAGACAAAACTAGGTAATTTTGAGAGCAAGGTGAAGGATGAACTCGCAAGTATGCTGAAACAAGTGAAGGAGGGCAAGTAATATGAAGGTAACAAGAGAACAGATTTTGGCTATTATGCCGAATGCCAAGGATAAGGTGGATGCGTTCCTACCTTACATCAATGGCTATGCTGAGGTGTTCCATATTGATACTCCTAAGCGTATGGCTCATTTCTTGGCTCAGATTGCACATGAGAGTGGCGAACTGAGATACACCAAGGAACTCGGCAACAGAAACTATTTCCACAAGTATGATGTTGGCAAGTTGAAGAATATGCTCGGCAACTTGAAGGATGGTGATGGCTATAAGTATCGTGGCAGGGGTTTGATACAGATTACTGGCAGAGCCAACTATCAGGCTTATCAGAACAGCAAATATTGTACTGGTGACATCATGGAGAATCCTCAGTTGCTGGAGCTTCCGCTAGGAGCAACGAAGAGTGCTATGTGGTGGTGGTGGAAACATGACCTGAACAAATTGGCTGATAGTGATAGTTTTCTTGCTATTACAAAGACCATCAATGGTGGCACTTACGGTTTGGAATCAAGACGCAAGTACTTGAAGAGAGCATTGGTAGCACTCAAAGTATAGGCTTATGAAGAAGTGGTACGATACTGATTTCTGGCAACTCCTGATATATGTTTTGGGTATGTTGCTGATAGCTTTTTTTCTGTCGGGATGCAAGACAAAATACGTCCCGATGGAAAAAGTTATATGTCGGGACGTAGTAAAACACGATACGTTGCATACTTCTGACAGCGTTTTTGTGCGTGATTCAATCTTCCTCAGACAGAAGGGAGATACTTGCTTTCTTGACCGATGGCATGAGAAGACCATCTATAAGAATGTGTATAAGGTGAAGGTTGATTCCTTCCTGAAAAGAGATTCCATCCCAGTACCCTATCCAGTAGAGAAGGAGTTATCCAAGTGGGAGCAGTTTCAGTTGAAATACGCTATCTGGTCATTTGGGGCACTCTGTGTCTTGCTAGTCGTTTTAGGTTATAAACTATATAAAAAGATAAAGAATGGCAGATTTCACATTGACAATCAAGAAAAGTGACGTGTATGAGGAGGTAGCAAAGACTACTGCCTACATAGGCGCAAAGAACAAACTGGAGGATGGAAAGTCGGCATTTGACCAAGTGTTTGTGACGGATGCAGACTTGACGATGATTGAGAGGTTCTTCAATGAATCGCTGGATGCGCTGAGAAACGTGCTGAAACGATTTATCTCAGGAGGCTCAGGAGTAGATGGAACCATCACTTGGCAACTCGAAATGCCTAGCAGATTTGATGATAACCTACTCAGTTCCATCAACTCATCTGCCAACTCGTTCTTGGTGAACAGCATCATCGGGAAATGGTGCGAGATAACAGCAAACGACAAGGTGAAGGAGTATGTAGATAACGCTGCTGCATTATTGCTCGACATCAAGGATAAAGCGTTTTTCAAAAAGAAACCAACACGAACAAAAATATCATAATATGCCAAGAAAAGATTTAACGATAACGTTGTATATGAGTGAACTCATTTATGACTTCCAGAACAAGGCATTCCTGACTGGGCGTAGCAGAAGAGCTGCTGACATGGATTCTGAGGCTGCAAGCAATATTCAGGCAAGTGATGATGATGAAGACAAGAATCAGGCATTGCGTAGCATTCAGAATGCGTATAGTCAACTGCTTGTTGAGTTGAGTGAGTCTGTTCGAACAGGCAATGGTACTACTGCGTCAAACGAGTTGATAAGTGGTGATACCAATATTGTCATTAACCTATCCCTTCCATCCAATTATCCGCTTGCTTTGAAGGATGCACTTACAAGTTCTATCCATGAATATATTATCAACAAGGCTTTGATGGATTGGTTCATCATTACCAATCCTAACGAGTCGAAGACTTATTCTGAATTGTCTGTTGTAGCCATCAAGAATCTGCATGAGACCTTCAATAGACGTGAGAGACCAAGTAGAACGGCTCCTAACGAATAAGGAAGGAGGTGAGTATGAAAGAATGCAGAACATGTAATCTTGGTTACAAGGTAATGATAGAGCTTCAGAAGAAGGAACTGGTGTTTGACATCAAGAATACGGCTGCTGCCTATGCGGATTCAATCTCCAGTTCTGTAGAGGATTCACACCTGATTCATAACGTCTATGATGTGGGCGAGGATGGCAATCGGGATAAACTGGCTAGGATTCTTGACTCAGCGGTAGAAGACTGCAAGGAAATGCTTTTCCGATATACCAAGCTGGAAATGCTGGGAGGTGGATTTGATTCCAATGAGTGGGAAGAGTGTATAGGTTCGCCAACCAATGAGGAGGATGCCTATTATCTAGCCATGAGAATGCCAAGTGGATTCTCGAAGACAAGTGTGCATACCATGACGGTATACATTCACGATTATATTGTGAACCAGTCTTTATATGAGTGGTTAATGATTGTTTATCCTGATGGTGCTGATAGGTTCTGGGCACTGGCTGAGGATAAGAAACAGAAGATTAAGGATGCCAGCAATCGCTCGGCTGGTAGAGCAAGAATCGCTTTGCATCCATTTTAAATGATTAGTCGTTTAAGGCTAAGATAAAGCAAGGGAAGCTATCCATCACGGACTGCTTCCCTTTATTGTATTAAATCACATAAATAATATTTATCTAAGTTTGTTCTGCCATCTTGGTTGGAAAGCAGTAGAAATGCTGCTGATGCTTTCATCAGCGTTCATCTTACCAATGACGGCAACTCTGAAATAGCGGTATGGAGAGCCAACCAAGTTTCTAAGACTATTGTCTATAGAAGAACCGATATAGAACCAATGTTTCATATCGTTGCTTCCAAAAAGAATCTGTCCGTTAGATTTGCTGGAGTCGCACGTCCAATAACCACGGATAAGACAAGTAAACATAGTCTTATGGCTATCTCCCTGACCAAGCGTTAATGGTCGTGTGCAGAAAAAGAAAGGAATGTTGTCGCTCGGTTCTTCAACGTAAACATTAACAATCTTTCCTGCACCGTTGATAGCGTATGACTCAGGGTAGCTATTAACTCGCTTGGCGAACACATTCACCATCGTTCCCCACAAATTGCTTTTCAGGGAATACACATACGCATAGCCATAGCTAGGATTGAAGACGATGATACGGCTATCGTAATAGTCGTAAATCATGTCGGCATTTTTCAGATACTTCCTGAATCTAACATAGGCTACTTCTCCATCTTCAAAATCTTGTAGTTCAAGAATAGAGATAGGGTAGTATTGATTTTTCTTGGAATAGCTGTATATTAGAGTGAAGTCGAATGGAAAGCCATCCAACACATCTGTAATGCACTCAGATTCTCGCCCTCGCTGCATCATGATACCTCGCTCGGTAGGGAACAGAACTGCATCATCAATCTGCAATATGCCCTTAGGGTTAGAGCAAATATCTCTGTTGGCTGGCTGTCGGGCAATATAGGTTCCTTCTTCTCCAAGCATCAATACCCAAACACCTTCATCGGTAAAAGCGTAGAGTGGGGCATCACCAAACTGACCTTCGCTGATTGGTCGGGTATTTGCTGCCATTGCACTAACGATGGATGAGCCAACCTGAACACTATTCTTGGCAGGGAAGACTAGAGGATTCTCAGCTTCGCTCACTCTGATAAGTGAAGGTTGGTAAGAATCATCTGAGTTTGATGCGGCAAAACTATCTGCTTTCTGCTTGATTGCATTCCAGTCTGATTCCGTAATATCATACCAATCGCCTCCCATAATATCATCAATACCTCCAGTTAGAGTTTGCACGAAAAATGACAAGCCAAAATTAGAAGGGCTATATAATTTAAAACGTTTTTTACGATACCCAGATGTGCGTTTTTCGTAAACGACAATCTCTTTCACATCACTAATTGGTACAGCGATAATATCCTGACAGTTACCAATATATCCGTTCAGATAGTATGTTCCGTTGTTTGTCGGAATCTCGTATATGGCAGTAAGATATTCTTCATTCTTGTAGCCGTATGGTTGGCGAACCAAACTGGAATCTATGTTCTTTCTGGGCAAGTTCTCAATAGAAGTGCAA